TATCAATCCTTGGGCGTTGTGGGCTACTTCAACCTACGTTAAACTTAAACTTAACAATTACTCATGGTTTAGAGGTGATCTGAAGATTAAAATTCAGTTGACAGCTTCACCGTTTTATTACGGTTTAACTAAAGTTGTATATCAACCATTACCAAATTTTACCCCGAGTACTATTGCAGTCGATGCTGCAACAAGGTATTTTATTCCTTTATCCCAGCGTCCCACAATGGATTTAGATCCTAGTGTGGGTGACACATACACCATGACCTTACCGTTTATATATCCAGCCAATTGGTTGAATGTTCAGCGGGCAGCTTCTTTTATTGATCTGGGTAAATTGGAGTATTATGTGTACAATCAGTTGAAAAGCGCTAATGGCGTTACTTCTTCTGGAATCACTGTTCTCACCTATGCTTGGGTTGAAAATGTTCAGTTGTCAGGTGCATCCATCGGTTTTTCCGTACAATCTGATGAATATGGTGAAGGCTGTGTTTCAAAACCCGCTTCGTGGGTTGCGAATGCAGCTTCCTATTTCGAATCAGTACCTATTATTGGTCCATTTGCAACGGCTACTAAGATTGGTGCAGGTGCAATATCAAGCATCGCTTCCCTATTTGGATTCACGAATGTACCAGTTATTGAGGATACTAAACCTCTCAAACCTGATGTATTTCCCAAGTTAGCTTCTTCAGAGATTGGTTTCCCTGTTGAGCGCTTAGCTTTGGATCCGAAGAATGAATTGTCTATTGATCCTAAAATTGTTGGCATGCCTTCTGGTGAAGATGAGTTAGCTTTGAATTCCATATTTACACGGGAATCCTATCTAGCAACTTTGAACTGGACTACTGCTGATAGTCAGGATACTACACTATTTTATTCTAGGGTGAATCCTTATCTTTATGATACCGATGGGGCTGCACAAGCTAAATTATATCTGACGCCAATGGCTTTTGCTGCTGGTGCCTTTGATAATTGGCGAGGAGATATCATCTTCCGTTTCCAAGTGATTGCATCTAAATACCATAAAGGGAAATTTCGAATTAGTTTCGATCCCTCTGGTTATGATGCACAAAATATTGGTAATTTTGCTAACAATGCTAATGTCGTGCAAACAGCTATCATTGATATTGGTGAGACTCATGATGTGGAGTTCCGCATCCCTTACCAACAAGCAACTCAATTTTTGACTTTGCGTCCTTTGAATACTGTAGCAGCTAAGGGGTGGGCAGTGCGAACTAATGTTCCTGCCATTTACCCTTATGATCCTTTATACGACAATGGTCTTATGACCGTGCGTGTATTGAATATCTTAACTGCTCCTGTTGCTTCATCTGATATAGACATTAATGTTTACGTCAGGGCTGCAGAAAATCTTGAGTTGGCAAATCCAACGGAATTAGATGTGACAAATCGTCTTAGCGTGTTTGCTCCACAATCAGCCGAATTTAGCGAACGTGTGGTGAGTGATGCAATGGAGATGGGCAATACAAAAGCCCCTCCAGAGCATCAATATCAAGTTCATTATGGTGAGAATATCCGATCTTTTCGGACTTTGTTGCACCGGTATGAGTTGGTCTCTATCGATCAAGTGCCTGTTACTAACACACCTAATCTTCTGCAATACTTTGTTAAGTACTTCTATAAGATGCCACCCTCACCTGGGTACGCACCTTCAGGCTTGTCTACAGCCGGTAAAATTGTAGGTGTAGGGTTAGCTCCATATAATTACGCTTCTTTAACCCTCCTATCCTATCTAGCCCCTGCATATCTTTGTTACAGGGGTTCAGTTAATTGGTCGTTTAATGTTTCACCGGATGTTCCGTTGCGCAATTTACGAGTAGTTAAGGATAACCAGTCAGGCTCTCTTGCAGGTACGGCAGTTTTTACTAGTCCTGCCAGTTCACAGAACGCAGTAGCCTGGACCATTACAAAGAGATATTCTGGTTTGTCTGGACAAGCGCTCACTAATCAAATTACCCAAGCTGGTATTTCTGTGCAGTGTCCCATGTTCACGCAATTTAAATTTCAATCCACCGCACCAAACAACGCCAATCAAGGCGTTGCAGTAGATGGATCCATTTTGGATCTTTTTATTCTGGAAGGGGATTATCAACAGACGGTAACTGGTGGTACCGCAAACAACACCAATATTTACTCCTATGCGGCAGCCGGACATGACTTTAGTTTGCACTTCTTTTTGAATGTGCCTACTTTTTATGTCTATTCGGTTATTCCACCGCCTTTATAGGGTAAATACCAAAACGTAAACAGAATCATTTTTCGTAAATGTCTGGGTGAACGGGTCACCACGTCTCTTAATGAGTTTAACCTCCGCACCATGTGATGTCAATCATACAGGAATTTTCAAGTTTTTGTACCGACCACTTGGTCGGGAAATTTTTTAATTGAAAACTAATCCGTATGTTTTACCATGTTGCTGGGCATAAT